TCACGGTTAAGGTTGTTGCACCTACATCTACAGCAGCTGCTACCGCAAGATTCTTATGGTTAGTACTCCCTGCAGGACTCTGAACCATCTTTCCAGGAACGAGTGTTCCACCTGCTTTACAATATCTAAACACTCTATCTCCAACCTGCAAGTACGCACCAAGCTTATGAATTGCGGCAGAGCTTATTTCGTAGATGGACTGACCCACTATTGTAGGTCCACGATCGCTTCCATACTTATTAGCCATAGCCATATCTCCTTAGGGTGAAATGTTATAGATAACACCTTGTCTGCTGCAATTGCTACACACCAAATTCCCAACCACCACCGCCTGTGCAACTCTATCATTCACCTGGTCAGGAATTTCCTTCCAGTTGGTGAGTTCAAATTGCTGGGTGCTATCGTACCTCCATTCAAGGAAGTTTGTGTTGAGGAAGTAGGCATATCCAGATGGACAAGAAGGCGACCAAGTTATTGGTCTTCCCTTGTACTGGAGATCCCCAAACCCCAAGTCGCCTATCTCTTTATTTACAATCTGTTTAATCTCCAACAACTCGGCTTCGTAGGCTTCATACACATCTTGCGCACACACTATAAGGTCAGGAAACCTACTCACGCCTTCACCTTGCTGACCACAGAGATTAAACATATTATTAAATCTCTTCCTGAGATAGACAGACACATCTTCGCCAGTCATATTCTTATACTGGTTTCTCCACCAAGTATAGGAAGCACGATTAATCCCTCCAACTGTACCACTCGTTGGTGTAGTAGCAACGATGTTACCTAATCCATCAATCGCTTTTCCATCATCACTTGTTCCATCACCAAACATAGAAGTCTCCAGCTTATCTATTAGACTTCTCTGCAGGTTGTCTATCTTGCTGTTGACCAAACTAATGATCGCCGCCTTTCCTTTGTTCTTCTGTTCATCCACAAAATAGCGGACGATTGATCCAGCAAGATACTTCCAGTCCCATCTCGCCACTGTCAAGAACTCACCTTCGGTTATATCAATTGTATCTCCCTTAGCAAAGAAAGACACGGTTGTGTTCTTGGCATACTCAAGAGGGATTTCCAACCATCTACCACCTTCTTCTCCTTTCCTCTTACCCTTCTTAGTAAGGATGTAGAAGAGAGGAGTTGCGTTAAAAATGTTGTCTATGATCTCCCTTCTACGAAGTTGAAAGGTAGTGGTATATAGGTTGTCAAGTTGCTCAATGTAAGTTGCCATTTGTTACTCCTTAATTACACTATCTCCAATGGTAGCGTCCCACGCCTTCTCAGCTGCCTCTTCTTTGGTGAGGGGTCTTGGTTGTGTTGCGGATGGTGGTATTCCACCTTTCTCTGTAAAGAGTTTGCGTTCAGCTTCTTTCTTCTTCCGCTCTTGTTCTTCTTTCTCCTTAGCGGTGAGTGACGCATTCGCAACAGCAATCTTGTAGACCTCCTCTGCGGAGAGCTCGGGGTGTTTGAGGGCGATGGCATGCATCTCCTTTTGGTAGTTCCAGAAGTCAGGATAGCGTGCCGCTGTTTCTTGGACATCTCTTCGCACCTGCTCCATCGTAATACTCTCTACAATCTTATTGATAGCATCTGTAGCCTGCTTAGATAGAGAAGTCATCTTAGCATCTACATCGCTAACAATCTTCTTGTAGAGTTGAGATGGAGTAAACGAGTCAATGTCCTCTTCTTCACCCACTATCTCTTCCTCTCCTATCTCCTCTACCTCTCCTTTACCGAGATTTACGAGTTCAGCCTGAAGGCGATCTCGCTCTTGCTTTAGAGCCTCAATCTCCTTAGTGTGTGTATCTTTAAGGGTCTTGAGCTCGCTCTCTAAAGCCTCTAACTTCTTTGCCATGTCTGGTGCATCGCTCCCAATTTTTTCGTCAGGCATTTTTCCCCTCCATTTGTTTAAGCATCTGTTGTTTTGATTGACGATACGAGCTGATAAACTTCCTTATTATGATGGCGACATCTTCTCCATTCATACTCCCTTCTATTGATACTTCAGGAGGTTTACCTTTCTCTCCTGTGATAACGACCTTAAACGATCTTACATTAGTCCCCTGCATTCCAAACCTCGCTTTTTAAGTTCCCGCTTATAGTGTTCCTTGCTGGTTATCTCAATAGGTTCTACATCAAGGTCTTCTACAATGATGGGTTTCCATATATGGGTGTATGGTGCATGCCCATCTTTCGGTCTAACCAACTTTCCATCTTTGTCAAACCATTTATTCATCTTAACCTCCCTCCTACCATAGGTAAGGTAGCACCTCTCCTTCTTCCAATCTCGGTTGGAGAAAGTGCTTGCTGTTGTTGGATGAATTGTTGCAATGGCATAGGTTGTGATGCTTGAGGAAAGAGTTGCATTATGTCTAACCAGTCATACTCTTTGGCGAGAAGGCGGATAAGGTATTGTATATCTACCTGAGGGTTCTTCCCCACGAGTTGGAGGACTTCAAACATCTCTTGCTTCCTGAGTGCCTTTGTCATCGGGATCATACTCTCTACATCTACCTTCAAGTCATAATCTCCTTTGATAGCAGAAGGAGTGTATTGAACCCAGTAGACCAGACCATCTTGTCCTACCATCCTAACCACCCTCTCTCCACTCCAACACGAGAATATAATCTGGTTGATCTTCTTTAATATCTTCACCAAGAAGTCAGCGATGCAATCACGCTTCTCGTCAAGTCGGATAGTGTTGGCTTGGGCTACGAGGAGGGCTTCTCCTCTTGTTCTTCTCCCAGTAGGTTCGTACTCTCCCATCTGGACACGAGAAAACCCAGTCAGCTCTCTTACATCTTCTCTTATGATGTTCAACCAAGCAGCGAGGTCACCAGGAATGGTGCTGGTGAATGGAATGACGGTATTTGGAGATACATTATGACCACGAATGAATGTACCTACATCACCTTCCTCCATCTTTTGTACTTCCTCTTCAGACAACACACCTGTGTCTACGAGGGCTTTCATCTTACACATTCTTCTATGGGATCGGATGAGATCCCGTGTTTCGTTCATCTCCTTCTGTTGAGGGGCGATTAGAGTAGCATCTGGAAGTCCCCAGATGTAATCTGGGTCTTCGTTCCAAGCGAGTGTAACAAATGGTAGACCTTGAATTTGCAGGATGTCTTCCTCTGGCTCACGCAGCCATTTATCACTTTCCATACATAGGACTTTAATCTCTCGGGTCTTGAAATCTCTTATTTCAATAAGTTCAATCAACTCCCTGTCGTTGGAGATGGACTTGTAAAGATCATAGTGAGAGGTCTTCTTGAGAAGGTCTATATGCGTACCTTCCAACTCTTTGGTGTGGACATACTTGGGATCACGCTTTACATCATCCAACGACCTAATAACTACATGGGCTATCCATTCACAATCTTCAATAGATGTTGTGCCGAAGGGTACGAGGATACATTCTGGTGATACTCTCATAGCCCACGGCATACCAGGAGATACATTCACATTATACTCTATCCTCTCTGCTTTACTATCCATCTGTGTTAAGGTAGCATCACCAAGATGTTCATCCACCTCTTCTTTCACAAATCCATATTGGCTATCATATCCGAGTTTGCACCATCCAGTAGAACATAGGTAGGCATCAAGGATACATCTCTTCATCGTATTCTTGAGACCTATGCGACCCATTAAATAGTTATCTATGTTCTCTACGAGTTTAGCATGCCAGTAAAGTTGTGGTTTGTAGGTAGGGGTGACATTTACATGTGGGTTACGAAAATAGGTGTTGGGTATGATTACCCGAGCCATAGAGAAGATAAGGTTGTATGGATACTCAGCGGAAAACTTGTTGCGATAGTACTGCTTGTTGAGTTTCCACTCGTCCATGTTACCATACTCTATGGTGTATGCTTGTGCTGCCCTTAATCTCTTTTTCCAAACTTCAATGTCGGTCATAGTTTTATCTTCGGTGGTTTAGGCATCGTTAGTTTAGGCATGCGTACACGAGGCATGCGTATCTGAGATCTGTATCTTGGAGATACTCTCATAGACCTGCGTATGCTTCGTACTCTCATCTTAGTCCTCCAACTGTTTAGCGAGTGCACCTTTCCTCGCCTTTGCGTAGGCGATGGCGATTGCTTGCTTCAACGCCTCTTTCTTTGATCTTGGCTTGCTTGTGCCAATGCGTTTCTTCTTCTTAAACGAGTGCATAATCTCTCTGATGTTCTCTTGTATTACCTCTTTACTCCTACCAGATTTGAGTGGCATTTATGCTCCATAGTAAGAATGTACAGGTTTCTTGAGTTCGCTTAACACCTTGTCTAAGGTGATCCTGAAGCCATTCTTAGATGGTGGCTTCGCTGGCTTCGGGTCACTTATAAATTGTGGAAGTTGCATGGATAGTGCGTCTATGCAGTCGTCGTGAGATGCGTAGGGGAAAGAGGTAAGTTCGTGTTCAAACTCAGGATTAAGTCCCTTGCGGAGTAAGATACTTCCATTCTCAAAGAAGGGTTGGAGTCCTCTGATACGCTCTTCCTTAGATGAGCGTGCGTGGGCTTCTTTGATGGTAAAATACACCCCTCGCTTCTCCATCTCATCTCTCATAGAATAGCATAGGGATTTCTGGAAGGCGACTGCTTCTATGTAGATGGTGTGTGCTTTATACTTGGTGGCGAGGTTGAGAGCGTTTGCGACTGTTTCAGATGGAAGATAGTGAGCCCGCAGAACTTCCTCTACTATGATGGTGTTTGGTAGATGTGAGGCTGCAACGATGGCTGTGTAATCTGCTCCAGGAAGTTTTGAGATGGCGGGATCAATGGAGATGGTTACATTCGCTGCAGGAGGTTCACTAACATATCTAATCCACTCTGGCTTGAAGATCATGTGCTCACCCTTTATAGGGGTGTTGAGATAGAGAGCAGAGTAGAGGTAACTTCCAAGAGAGTTGCGGATCTGTTCAAGTGCTTCAAGTGGATATCTGTGATAGGTGGGTTTACCATCTTTAATCGCTGGGACTTCAAACACATCATACTTTTCGTTATCTAAGATATGTTGCACAAGGTCGTAACTACACCATCTCGTACTAAGCACAACTATCTCTGAAGTGGTGACATCTATCAAGAGTGGTGTTATGAGGCGATGCCATCCTATTGCTTGTTCTATCATCTCTTTGTTAGGCATTATCTCTTGACCTGTGATGTCGTCCTTGCGTGGGGCTACCGTATCATCTTCTACTACAATATCGTAGTGACGAGAGATGATATTGGTATTAGTACCTGCACTCTCAAATGTACCCTCTTCAAAGTTTTCAGGACGAGCAAGCACCGCACATCTGTCAGACCATCTAACCCTGTTAAAGTTGGGGATGACATCATAAAAGAGGGTTTGGTAAAGAGTGTTACGCTCAACTATATCTCGTATCTTAGAGATCTTCTTCTCAGCATTGACCGCCGAGTTGGTGGCGTAGAGGATGCGTAGAGATGGATTGTTGGTGGCTCTCCATAAGACATATAAACTTGCGATGGTGGTCTTGAGAAATCCTCTGGGAAGGATGACCATCTTACGAGAAGATCCAAACTGGAGGAAGCGAGTTAGCTTCCAATGTAAGGTCTGGTCGTAGAATGATTCGTCTATGAAGGCAATAACAAAAGAGTTAAAATCCGCCTTACATGTTTCTCTTAGCACTTCTTGATTTGAGTTCACTTATGGATCTTTGTATGAGGTTTATCTTATTATCATTAACCACCACCGTCATCTCGCTCTTTTGTGCTGGTCTTTCGTAACCAGTCCTATTTAGGATGGCAAGTGCACTATGAAGGCGGACATGGTCATTTCTACTCCCATCTCTTAAACTTGCAAGAGTGTGTGCACTCGGAAGTGCTTCCGTCTTTAAGAATGCCACCACAGGGTCATCTGCTACCGTCTTAGATACGATAGCCTCGTCTGCTTGCTTGTGAAGTTCCTCCATGTGTTTAGCAAACGAAGGACGCTTCATTATATTCCTAACCGTAACTGGGGTTATACCAAGCATGCGTGCCGCCGCTTTCTGTGTTTCTCCTTTAAATAGGATGCGAGCAAGGATCTTCTCCTTGTTCTTCATATTTTGAAAAACTTCACTTTCTTTGAACTTTTCAGATTTCTTATCTTTCATACTCTTAAACCTTCATAAGTTTTAACACCTACTTGCCTACCTTCCATTTGTGTTACTATTATACCACATATCTAAATTTTTGTCAAGTCCTTAGATGGTCGTGATGGTATGATGGTCGTGATGGTCAAAGTGTTTTGAGGGTGGCGTTTTGTGAGAAGTACAGGCAAAATCCCACCTACCACTTGGGGCATCCCCCGCCCCCAATATGTAGTGGTTTCTGGCCTCTATGTATGTGACATCATACAATATGTTGTGCGTGCTGGCCTGATAGTGTGCTTGCTTGGTATCTGGCCAAAGAAAAAGCCCTGATACTGGCATATTCAGTATCAGGGTAGTGTGCTGACTTGCTGGCCTTCAAGTGCGCTTTGTGAGGTTCTCTATCTTGCTGGCTCTTGCCTTGCGTTCTTTGCCTTCGCTGCGTGCCCGTGACAAAGCCCGCAAGTAAGCCCCGTCATTCAAGTAAGCGTTTACGGCACTTTCCAAAGTTGTAAGATCTTGGTTGTGAAACTTAACCTGAATGAAAGGTTCATCAGCGGTCTTATCCTCTGACTTTGCGGTCTTGACACCATCGTAGATGTCATACGCAATCCCAATGGTGTCAAGTTCTTTCAGGATACCTTCCCCATATACTGGCATTGTATTCACCTCCTTCCATTCCACCATCAGGAATATGCCTTGATGATGGTAGTCATTGGTTCAATGCCCGTAATAGTGCCCGTAGGTATGCGATATGCTTCAAGAAGTAATTAATACTACGCTCAATCTCAATCAATTCATTTCGCATTTGCACTTGTAGACACGGCTCTTGCACTTCAACCTTTCTTACTATCGCTGATACCTCAATATCAGCGATGTTATATTCTACCTTGATAGTGTTAAGGTCTTGAAATACCTGGCTTTCATCAACACTTGCAAGGTAGTCCTTTGCCTCTTGCACGGCCTCAGCAAGCACTTGCTGGTCGTTAAGGTTGCAAAGTATCCTTGCAGCAATCCTGCTTGGAGTATTCATATTCATCATCACTCCTTGTTAGTGGTTATCCTACTTTTAACTGATATGAGTATATCATACATATTTAATCTTGTCAAGTATCATCATCATATAGTAAGAGTATTATATCATATACTTGTAATCTTGTCAAGTCCTCTTCATAGAGTATGAGTATATCTCATCGTTGCAAACTTGTCTGAAATTCAAACTGGCCGTAAAATTAAAATAAAGGCACTTTCTCGCTTCAACACGGGCAAACATAAGCGGGCAAAGGTAAAAGTGCAATTGCGTTGATGCAGGCGTGCAGGCGTTCTGGCGCAAGGCCTGCAATAGTGTGAAGGCGCAAGGTATCCAGGATCAGCACCATTCAAGCGTATGAAGGTATCAGGCGTGTGAGGGTTTCACAAAAGTTATGTTCAGTTATGGTAGAGTTAGGGACGCTGAAATCGCTGTAAGTGTATGATATATCAGGTAGTTAGAGCGAAAGTTACGAAATTATGGAGTTAGGGCGGGGTTCTGTTAGTCCAGGGGGGTATATATATATATTAAAAAAAAAAATATATAAGAACTACCATAACTACCATAACTACCATAACTATAAGCGCAAGTGTATGGTATATCAATGACTTACAGCGTTAGGGCAGGACCATAACTTTACCCTAACTTTACCCTAACTTTACCCTAACTCACTATGAAACTTTCATAGGGATAGTGGTTCATATCTTTCGGATACTTGGACTATACGGGACTTGACAAGATTTATGTTGTGTGGTATAATATGCGCACTTTGAAAATTTGGAATTGGAATATAGGTTCAAAGTGTAAAGCGTTCAAATTCTAAAAGGTTCAAAGAATAAAAGGTAATTCAAAAAGTGAAACAGATGACCACAAAAGGAGGTAAAGATGGATATAAAGATTTGGGATGGTGAATTAAGGTGTCCGTTTTGTGGTGCACCTGAAGTAGAAAATCCAGAGGAAAAGGATGTTCATAAGTGGGTGTGGAATATAAGGGCGTTCAGGGTGGATGACAGTAGCGAATGCCTGAGGTGTGGTCGGTGGTTTAGTATTAAAGATCTCAAAAACCACAAAAGGGGGTGATAACGATGACAAAAGCAGAAAAGTATTTATCCTTTGCGGGCACGGACGCAGTATATGCGGGCGTGCTCAAAGGACAGTTTAGAGCACGGAAGGTGGATGGCAATGTGCGCATCCACATATTAAAGAGTGCTTTAAGAGTGCGGGATGAGTATTACGCAATAGACATCCCGCAGGATGAGTGGAAGGCATTGGTTAGGAGTGTAAGTAGGATGAAGTAGCGGGCATGGGGAGATGGCACAACCACCATCTCCCCTTTTATTATGTCGTTAAAGATTTTTGTAGTAGATAACAAAAAGGACTATAACACGATCCAGCCAACTTTTTGTATTGAAGAGGGGGCAGGGATAGTGATGAATGAGATAATGAAGACATGGGAGTGGCGTAATAAGTGTGGTATAAAGATAGTATTCTGTGGCAAGCATCCAGAGATGGTGCGGCTGATGGAGATGGTGCTTGCCCTCAGAAATGTAGAAGAGGCAGCTCGGTATGTGTGGTTTGAGCCATTCAACGAGCTCGCTCTCTTTAAGGAAGATAAAAATGACTAACAACATGTTTGCTCGCCAGAATGTGCTGCTGTCATGCTTGGCAGCAGAGTTTTACTATCTGGAGAGGCTCGCAGCTGCGCTCAAGTATGACACATCACCATCCCCAGCAGTATGTAGGTTGAGGGATGATGTGATGGCGAGGAATGACTTCTGGCAGAGCAAACTGGCAGAAGTGTTTATTGACTATCTTACTCTCATTTGTGCTGGCGAAGCACGGCACGGATGGGATGAAACGAGTAATGGACTTGTCCTATCTTGCTGTGATGTTACAGATAGGATTAAGACGATGAAGAGGGCAAGAGGGTATGATAGGATGTCCATACTCTCAGAGGCGCACTGCCTCTTCATTGAGAGCAAGTGGTCAGAGAAGTATGGTGGGAGTTCGTGGGCAAGGATTGCACGGGTAGCAATGGACTACCTATGTAATGGTAATAAGCAGGTGTTCATTGATACTACATTTGATATTGTGCATAATGGTGGTGACTTGTTCAATAAAAAGGAAGTGCTTGATGATATTGAAATCGTAGATGATAGGATTAATGTTAAGCACCTTCTGGATATAAAGAAAAACAGCGAATTGCTGGAGAGTGAGATCCTTCCACCATTTGTAACCTCACCAGATCTGTCCTCACTTATCATGAGAGCATCTGCTCTTGGGATAGCGAAGATAGATGCGCCGCTGTCATCAAGTAAGATGTTCCATCCCATAGAAGTGTATGTTCCCATCAAGTTTGGAGATAGGATGGTGAGGATATGTGATGCGGAAGATGTTGACCCAAAGGAGGTTGAATGTTTAAAAGAAGAGCAAGTCCAAGTAACTGGGCAAATGGATTTACCCCTGCGGTTGTAGTATGTCATAGCACCAAATGGGTAAAGGTAGGGGAGTATATGGTGCTATGCTCAAAACTGGGAGAGTATGAAGAGCATCTTAAAGAAGTAGATGTGTTCTTTGGACTGGATGACATCTACTTTACGAGGTGTAAGTTGAAGGTGATTAATACTCCACAGATTGTGGAGGTAGTTGGAAGCATAGTAATAGATGGAAGTGTGAAGATTGTGCCTGTGCAGATAGAAGATGGCACAATCTCACACCAAATAGGTGAGATGGTAAAGAAGGCCATCCTGTCTGGAATGAAGGTAGGATTTGGATGCATGGGAGGACATGGGAGGACTGGATGGTTGTTGGGATACCTCCTACATCATATAGAAGGTATTCCAAAAGGAGATGGACTGGTGAGAGAGGTAAGGAAAAGGTTATGTGACCGTGCGATTGAGTCAGTTGCACAAATAACCGATCTTGGAGGCACGGTAGTTGTGCCTTTACTGGAAAGAAGGTGGTGGGACTATGGTGAATTTTAATGGAGTGCCGAAGAAGATGTTGCTGGATGATATGGAGGAATTGAAGAAGGCGATTAAAGAGTTGGAAGATACCATTCTTGTATTGAGGTTTAAGATGGATAACAAGATGACGGAACTTAAACAGCATAAAGAAGTGTTAGAAATGTTAGAAAACGCACTAAAGGAGGAGAAAAATGGAAATGCCTGATGAGAAGGATGTGAAGATGGTTAAGGATGTGAAGGATGTGCTCAGCGCATATGTGGAAGAAGCAGAGAAGGATGGAAAAGGTGGTGTGCATGTAAGTGCTTCACTCATGACTGTGTGTGGGATGATTGTGGATGCCATCTCACAAGCAACTAAGAGAAGCCCTGAAGAGATTTGTAAGGTTATTGGTGAGAGCATAGAACAAACGAGAGGAGGTGGGTTAGGATGGAAAGCGAACTGAGAAAACTGGAGAAGGTCGTGGAAGAGATACTTCATCTCAAGGAACTATCTACGGGGGAGTTGATACTTATTAGGTGGTTTATTGAGAAGGAGTTACTGAAAAGAGAAAGTGAAGAGATGGAAAAGGAGAGAGCATGCGAAGAAAAATGATGGTGGTAATTGTGATGATGGTGGTTGGATGGATGATAGTGTTGTGGAATGAAGGAAGGATTATAAGAGAGGAGAGTGCTAAATGGAACAAGTGGGATACGATAAAGGTAAGATGAAGG